TTTTCTCGCTTTCAATTTAGTTAATGTATCTTCGACCTCGCTTAAGAACTTCTCTACTTCTACTTCCATTGCCTTGATATACTCCTCATCCCTCTCAAGGCGCACTACAAACAGTTGCAAGTCATCTGGTAGCCTAGGGTCAAATGATACGAAATCGCACCACCTAGACCCTGTTACAGCCATCTGGCATTGCATCTGAGGGATATACTTTGCTGGCGGTTTGCCATCCATCAAATAATCTATATGGGTACTACTATTGGGACACTTAATCTCAATCAGACCATTCCCCACAAGTCCATCTGGGCTACATCCAAACCACTTAATTGTAGGATGATCCATAAAAGCTACTTGTTCTACAAAGTTGCCTTTTGCAACCTCATACGCTACCCTAGCCATTGGCTCAGTTTGTGTACCCCATTCCATTGCAGCATTGGTAAAAGACTCGCTTGGCAACCCTATAAGCCTTTGGACTACCAATTCCGTACGATATTTGGTACGACTCGCAGACTCCCCAGACTTCCCTTTACTTAGCACATCTGCCATACGACTAGCAGTAACCTTGCCCAGCCTAAGTTGATGCCAAGCATCCGTACCCTGCTCTACGGCTATTCTGTCATCCGTTGTGAAAGTGGTCATAGTTTGGCCTCTGCTAAGAATTTAAGATGCTCTGCCAATGTTGCTACCTCGTTTGCAGCTTGAGCAGCTCGTTCATGGTTATTTTTTGTTTCATGGTTATAGTAGCTTTTAAGAACTTGGTTAATCTCTATGTAAACTTCTGAATAATCTGTCATATTTTTTTGCTATTCGTAGTTAGTTTTTGTGCCTTTGCCTGGTCGCATCGGTTCTTTTTCTGCATTAATTCCATGTAATCTTTTGTGCAATCATCGCAAATATTGACTACTTCTTGGGCATGATCTCTTAGGTACAGCCAAGCCTTGTAATCCCTTCTTGATGGGTAGCATAAAGGATACCATTCACTCGTCATCGTGCATTGGCTTTTGGTCTGGCTGAACAATAAAATCAATATCTTCTAATTCGTTCATCTCCCATTTGCGAGAAAACTCAGCAGATAAGGCATCTATCGCAGCGTTCCATCCAAGCATAAAATACTCTTGTGGATGATATACAGGCTCAGATAACTTATTAAAAGCCTCAAGGCACTTTTTATTAATCACTTTCGTTTTCTCCATTGATAAACGGCTGCATCATTAGGCGTTAGCTTTTTGGGCTGATCGTCTAAAGTACGAGCAAATTCTGCTTTAAAATCTGCCCACTTTTTCTTGTAGAACTCTTGCTCACTAGCTGGCACATAGCCATGCTGCTTTCTCCAGCGTATCTCTATATCTGTAGAGCTTGGGGTATAAATAAAGTTATTTTCCATATTTTCTATCTGCCTCTCGTTTTAAACAAACTCCACATTTCCATCTGCTTACTTTGTTAATCTTCACCAACTTAAAATCACTAGCTGGTCGTAGAACTTGACAACTAACACACCACTTTCTGTCCATCCCAGCCTTCCTTTAAATAACCGAATTCTGACGCATCGCATACGGCTCTCGTATCTAAACATACATCGCATTTGTCCACCCATATTCTGTATTGGTGATCCTTTGGTTTATGGACTCCCCAGGTGCTACCACAAGGGGAGCAAACATTATCAGGCTGCTCCTGCGCTAATCTCATTAAATTGGGCTTTCATGTCGTTGTATGCGTTAGTGATAGCATCTAAAAACTTAGCGTTTCCCTTGTATTTCTTGTAAGATTGAGCAAAGGCCACCTTGAGTTCGGCAGGGCTTTGGCTTGCCTGTATTCCCTTAATATGCTTGCTCAACTCCCCAGACTCGTCTACACCTTCGCTAGAATCTAGCGCATCGTGTTCTACAATTTCCATTGCAGTAACCCATAAGTATCTGCGCTGATAAGTTTCTACTGCGCCAATATTCTGCACTTCATGGCAGCCTTTTAGAGCTGCTGATCCCATTGGGGATGTAATAACAATGTTGCTATTATCCTCTGTATCTACAATGGTAAGGCTGGCAATATCTACGCCATACGACACAATCCCACAAAGACCTAGTTCGCTAAAGATACTTTGTACTGTAGGCAAAAAGTCCCCCAGCTCAAAATACTTGTATCCAGCAAACTTGTTATGACCAGACTTTGTAAGCTCTGTGTTTTGTAGTTTGATTCTTGCTTTGTTTAGTTTAATAAATACTGACATTTTGATTCCTTCACTATGTTAATCGGATCTCTGCTACTTTTTCCATGTAAGCCCAGCTATGGTAATACAGCTTACGGCCTAGGGCTTCCCAATCTTTTCTTGCTACGCAATCACGAATAAACTCTTGTAGATCTGTATCGTCTACATCTTGCCCAATAGCCTCAGCAAAATTACCTAGGTCTGTAGGGTCAAACTCAGGGTCATTCTTGACTGCATCGTACAAGCGCTCATCTAGTTGCTCTTGCTCTGCCTGGTCATCGTATGGGGCTTCATAATAAGAATTGTTGTTGTACATTTATCTTCTCCACGAATTGTTAAAGTTGTTGTAGAACAAAAACGCTGGGGGGTTCTGCATAGGACAATCATTAGTCTTATAGCAAGGCGTTTGATCTACTACATCGGTCTTATAGCGTTTAATTGGGATTGGCGCACATCCCACTAAAGAGATTGCTAGGATAAGGACTAAAGCTCTCATATTGTATAAACACCAATACGAAAGCCATAGACACTAATTACAAAAGCTACGATTACAAAACCTAGTAAGCCACCTAAAATAAAGTCTTTCATTTTGTACTCCTTCACGAGTGTTCAAAAATCTCCCCCGAAGGGGAGTGTTAATTAATCGTTATAACCTTGAGTTCTGCGTATCAGTTTTGCATCAGGAGCTTTTTTAACTGTTGCTTTAAACTCTGCTCCACTAGCAAAAGGTAACGCATTTGCAATCATATCTGTTGCTCTGCCTTGGTCGATGTTAAAACCATCTTCTACCCAAGTAGATGTAACCTCAAACTCTACTACCCATTTAAATGTTTTCAATTTTGTACTCCTTCACGAGTTGTTGAAAAGTGCTGCATGGATAAATATTAATCTACAAATGTAGAGATTTGCAAATATATTTTTGAGTGTTGCTTTTTTGCACAGTTTTAGGATGGTGTAGAATAAAATGTCTACAAAGGAGCATATATGAATACTGTTGTAAATCTGCCACAGAATAGTTCATTCGACAAATTGATGACCGAATTTGGGACTATCAAGATCCTATGCGAAAAGATAGGGGTTAAGTATGTAACGGCCTATGCCTGGAAGATGCGGAATGGCATCCCTAAGAAGTGGCATACAGCGATCATAGAGGCATCAGAAGGAAGATTGACAGAGAACGACCTTGGCTAGTCAAAATGTCCGTACAGTCGCTCTTATGGAGTCTAGGGGCTATAAATGCGATGTAGTAGAAAGTTATAACGCTTTCACTAGGCGCAAAAAAGACCTATTCTCCATTTTCGACATTTTGGCTATTGGCAATGGGGAAACAGTAGGCATCCAGATCACTAGCAAAAGCAATATGTCATCTAGAATTAAGAAGATCTCCGAGTCTGAATTCTTGCCAGAGCTGGTGCGGTCTGGGTGGAAGATTTTGGTTATAGGATGGTTTAAGCAGCCTAATGGAAGATGGGCTTGCAAAGAGTTTGAGATGTGATGTAAGATACGATTTCCTAAGTTCGAGGCTCTAACGACATACCAGGGATTTAGGATAATAGTGCTACTGGGGGTAAGGGATGAAACAGCACAAAGTAGGTGGCGAAGCCAGAGCCTACTCCTTGAAAGTCTGGCGGGTTCTGTAACTCCGATGGAGCAGATGAAGGCGAATCTAGGTAGGCTAGGTTCGTTCACCGAAAGAGCAGTAACCTTACTAAAGACTAATACATAGGTATATACAATGTATATACATATATAAATACTTATATATAAATTAAGACTATGGAATCAATTAGCTACATTACTTGTACGCACAATAAAAAGATATTTGAAAAATGTTTGGCGCAATCTCTTATCCTAAAAGATGACGATGAGTTGATTGTTGTAGAGAACGCTAAGTCTATTGCAGAGGGGTATAACACAGGCATAGACAAAGCTAAGAATAAAATTAAATGCTTTATTCACCACGATCTTATTGTTACCAATCCAATTCTTTTACGCATGAATCTGATAGCTTATTGCATAGATGAGATTGGCATGGTAGGGATCATAGGCAGCCAGACAGATGCCTCTCCTTGGTGGGAAGGACAATGCGTTGGTAGCGTTGTAGATTCTCGCAATGGAATACTCTACTTTAACGATGGCAAGGAGTTTTGCCTGCACCTAGATGGCCTTATGCTGGCTACTTACCAAGATGTGCGGTTTGACGAGTCTATACCAGGCTTTCATTTATACGATCAAGACATCTGCAAGCAAATGGAAAAACAAGGTAAAAAGAACTTTTGCGTAAAAGATGGCTACAGAATGATTACTCACTTTACTAGCACACCAATGGATGTTAATAAAATTAGTGGCTATGCAGAGGCTATGGAAGCCTATACAAAAAAATGGGCATCTTAGTACCTATAAATGTTGATTTCGTATACATATTAATATCTATATGTACAAATTAAGCCGTTTTGTGTACATATTCCCCTATAAAACTGCATGAAACTTTAATAAATAAAACACTTGCATTTATGTAGATTTGTAGATTAAGATCTAAGTTATGAGAGAAATTAGAAAATCCATGACTGGTCTATGTGCCGATGCCAGCAGTTGTTTTCCTACTTGGCAAAAAAGATCCCTTAAGCTCGATTGGCTAAAGAATAGAGTTCTCTACAGGGGAACTACTAACCTTGGCGAGATTATCTGTACGCCTGTGTTCTTTGGGACAGACGAGCATAAAACAGGGTTAATAATGGATGCCATTACAGGCACTTGCTACAAAGGTAGCGACTGTTGCACATCCGACAGATTAGAGCTGCTCTCCTATAAGCCAGAGCAAGGTTTAGATAAAGAACTTTTAGCCATGCGTAGTAATAAAACTTTAGGAGTCTAAATGTTAGAGCCAATACCTTTTGCTGGATATGTAGATATAGATGAAATGAACGCAAACGAACTATCTAATGATGGATATGAAAAATTTACAAAAGAAGGTCTGCTTATTAGTGTACGAAAGCAAAAATGTGAAATAGAGTCTTTACTTGTTCAATTAGAGTCCATGCTTAAATTTATTAATGAGCGTGGAGAAAATAGAGCGTTTATCATTTGGAAAGCACAAGAGAAGTGAGTTTTACAATCATGCAGCATGATGGCATGAAAGTAGTCCAATGGTTTTCTAATGTAGATCAGCTTATCAAATCAATGCTTGCTAATCCTAAAGATAGATATTGGAGAAACAAATGAAAAAATTTAAGGAGATTTTTTTACATGAAGTTGCTGAAAGAAAACGCCTGGAACAGACTGAAGGTAGCAAAGTGGATCGGAACAATCCTGTGTTTGATCGGGATATTTCTCACCTCATTAAATTTCTACCCAATCAACCTTCAT